GAATAACGGAGCCCCTTCGCGTCAAGTATATGGACCGAACATAAGTTGTAACGGATCAACAATGACCTTCTCACCATTCTATATGGGGAATCATACGAAACCTTGGGATATAGATGAAGATGGTATGAGTCCATCCAGCTATACTATGGCTGAGAACTGGGGTGGTCAGATTAATTTCATGATACCCTTAGATAGAGAAGGTTTAAAACGATGTAGAGCTATAGCTAAACAACAGCATGAAAAAATGAAGTTGAATTATGAGCTAGTTAGAATTGATAACTGTGCTAAACTTCAACAGAAAGGATTCATGCTAATTCCCGGTTCACGGGTCTATCACCTATGTAGTGATGTAATACCTATAGCATCTTGGAAAAAAGCAGAGAAAAAGGTTCTTGCATGTAAGGAACCACCAAAGCCTTGGTATAAACCTTGGCAGAAACCTAAATCAAAATGCCCTATAAAAAATGACTGAAGAATCTACCCCAACATCAGAATCTGATCTACTGACTAAGGAAATAGAACTTGATCAGACTCAATATCGTATCTTCGAATATGTAACACCGGAACATTTAGAAGATTTAAATAATGAATTAAACTATAACCTTGAATCTGAAAACTATGAGGATGGTGCAGACAGTGTGTTAGGTAAAACAACTGAAATGACTGAAGTCCTAAAGAAAAACATACATTCAAATTTACAAGGTGTTGATACATTTTGGAGGAAAATAGCCTGTCCACAATGGAATGATTATGTATGTCAACTAAGTAATAGTTCCCCTCAATTCACTGTAACTAGAGAAGGAGGTTATTACAGAGCTCATTTCGATCATCCTCAAAATGGTCACTTTAGTAATACTTTATTTCTAAATGATCCTGATGAATATGAAGGTGGAGAATTAGAACTATTGATTAATGGAGAACTTAAAAGATTTAAGCTTCCAGCTGGTCAAGTTGTTACTTATGAAACAGGTATACCACATCAAGTTCGAACAGTTACTAAAGGTGTAAGAAAGGTTTTAATATGGTGGACTCATAGTGTTATACCTAAGAAAAGTGATCTTTATGCTTGGAGAACTTTAAAAGAACTAGCTTACATAGAATCAAAGGCTAGAGCTGAAGCAGATGGTAAAAGTTCTGGACCCTTCACTGCTTATCCTGCTACTAGTGCTGATGTAACTGATGACTTATATGAATTTGTTCAAAAACCACATTGTATTTACCACCAAGCATGTAATAATATTTTAAGAAACCACTTGTATCACAGAACTGGAATCACAGGAATTTAATTATGGCAACACTATCAGAAGCTGATGAGAAGTATCTAGCAGAAGTATCCTCTTTCCAAAGAGATGCTGCTAGAAAAGAACTCGAAGCAAAATACGCTAAAACAGAAACAAAAACTACCACTAAAGAATAATCATGATCCTAATTATCAAGCCCATCCTATTCGCCTTCTTGAAGTCGGATTCAGTTAAAAAGCTAGTTGTTGATCTACTAGAAGCTTATGTCAAAAGAACTGATAATAAGTTAGACGATCAAGCACTAGAAATTGTAAAGAAAAAACTATTAAACTAATGAATACTAAGTCAGGAGCTTCTAAGGGGGCAAAGAACATTGATGCATTCAGGGATGGTGATTTAAGTTACTATTCAATTGAAGATAAAAAGAATGTTATCAACTATCATAAGAAGATTGACTCTGATCCTACCTATAAAATGAAGGATTATGAGAAGGAATCTATTATGAGACAATATGGTAAGCAAGTATAATGGAACAAGTCAGGGTAATTCCTAAGAAGGCTACTGAAGATAAGTTTAATGAGTTACATAACCTTGTCACTGAAGACTTTCTACGGAGAGTTAAAAGTGGTGAGGCCAGTACAGCAGACTTAAAAGCTGCATGTGATTGGCTTAAGACCAATGATATCACAGGTGTAGCTTATGAAGGTAGTCCAATGGATAAATTAAATAAGATCCTCCCAACAGTCAGTTCTGAACTAGTACAACGGAGAATGTATGGCTCCAAAACGCGCTAAAAAACCCGGTAAGACTTCACGGTATTACCAATCTGCTAAAGGCCGGAAGTCCTATAATAAGCAGAAAAGGAAACAAAAGAAAATTAATAGCACCGCTGCTAAGAAAAGATACCGTAGATTACTTGCTCGTAGACGCAGGAAGTTAGGTATTATGGGTAGAGGCGGTAAAGATGTATCACATAAAGGTAATCGTCTTAGACTAGAAATCCCTAAGAAAAACAGAGCAAGAGGAGGTGCTAAAAGGAAATGAGTTTAAAAATACTTCAAGGAGTAACTGTTCCTCAAAGAAAAAGATTATCTGAATTAGGTTACACTAATGATGATATAAAGGATTTACAACAGAATCCTCAGAAATTAAATCAGATAATTGAACAAGGAACTGTTAAAACAGGTGCTACTGATCAACAAATTGCAAGACAGCAAGCTAAAGACTTAAGAATTAAAAATAACGCTATTAGAACTAGAGATGCTAATCAAGAACATGTGACAAATTGGCTAGCTAAATTAAAGAAACAAGGTATAAACATATCAGAAGCAACTCTTAGAGAAGCTATTAAAAGTGGAGATGTGAAAACATTCCTTGGAAGTAAGGGTATTTCTGCTGGTGGTGGTGATACTACTATACCATTTGGAGTTCTTAACTCAATGGAGAATGTTATGAACTATGAGACAAAGTATGAGTCTAAAAAAGAAGAAGTTAAACCTGAAGTTAAACCTGATTTTCAAGGTTGGGATTGGAAACTAGATACTGAGGTAAATAAGATTGATAATACAATTAAAAGTCAGGATACTAAGGTTAATAACCAAAGTCTTACCATACCTGTATCTAAAAATAAAGACCATACGCCTATAAATAATAACAATAAAGAATTGAGTATAGTTAAATGACTTTATCAGGATCAAAACCTAATCTTTTAAGTACCGCAAGGTTAGCAAATAGAGCTATTGGTGATGATACAGCCTATAATCCCAGAGAAGACGATAAGATTTATTTAGGTACTAAACTTCTAGATTCAATAGAGAATCAGGTTATAGGAGGAGTTAAATGGTGGCAAGAACAATCTGAAGATAAAGAAGGTATATATGATGATATGTTTAGATTAGTAGGTGGTGGTGCTAAGAATGTAGCAACTGCCATCTCATATATACCCGGTATAAAGCAATTAGGTAAAGCAGAAGACTGGATAGCAGCTCAAGCTAGAAGTTTAAGTACAACTGTAGCTCCTGAACTAGATCCACGATATGCAGGATGGCTTGCAAGGTTTGGTACTGGCGTACTAACAGATAAAGGGTTAGGAGTAGTTACTAAAGCTGCTAAAGCTAGGGTATTATCAAAAATAGATGATTTTACAGGTTTATATGGTGGTGTAGGTACAGCAATGAATGTTGGCGGTGACACTTTAGATACTATAAGAAGGGGTAAAAAAGGTGAAGTTATTCAAAACCCATTACTAAAGCTATATAAACGTGAAGATGCTGCTTTAATGGGTCAAGGTTTACAAGAGGCTGTTCCAGCTAGACCATCAGCTGCAACTAAATGGGAGCAAAAGATGAGTGATATCTACATGATATTAACTGGTAGAGACCTTAGTTTACCAACAGCAGGTGTAGAGAAACTGCGAGGAGTACCATTTAAAAAACATCATCCAGCTCCATTAGCACATATTGCAAGAAGTCTTGACTTTTTAACAGATGAAGGAGTAATGAGAGGAGCTGACTATTTAACAGGAAAAATAGGTTTTCCTTTAGGTGATTTTCAACCGGGAACACTTGCTGAAGATTTATTCCATAGTAAAATGCATAGATTCTTAGATGATAGATTAGGTTCTTCCAAAGGAGGTCTTTTATATAAACTTGAAAAGAAATACTTTGGTAAGCGTAAACTATCAGATGGTATTAGTTTAGCAGAACGTATATCAAGTGGATTTATGGATGAACTTGCTGACGTAATAATAGAACAGAAGAATCTAATAGATGATTGGTATAGAGCTTTAGTTAATAGAGCAGAGTTTAAGAAAGTATCTTTAGAAGAATACGTGAATGAAGCAGCTGAAACAATTAAATTAAATAAAGTATTAAAAGAAGTTGCAGCTGGAAAAAGAACAAGAGGACTTGGAGCTAGTGATTTAATTGACCGAGTAATTGGTCTTGAAAATAAACAACTTAGGGATACTATAAAAAATTTACAACAATTAGCTGGAGATGATTTATTACTTTCAAAAGAAGGTAGACGAATAAAGAACTCTCTTCTATATGAAGCGAAAAAACAATTCTTAACAGAAATAATGAATATGGATTGGGCTGGAGGTAAATTAGATGCAGGTAAACAAGTTCTTAAATTAATAGATGAGTATGGTTTACCGTTTAATAAAACTGATCAGAACATGATAGATGATTTAGTTGATGCTTTAGAAAGAATACCTATAGAAGAATCCCTACCTACAGCAGTAGCTGACGAAATAAAAAATTGGCTAGGTAGAGAATGAAACCAATAACACACAACTATTATGACAGTATCATCAGACAGACGTAAAGCAGCCAATGAAAAACGAAGAAAGAATCGAAAATCATTGTCTGTAAAAAATAAACCTAGTATGCCTCATCTTGAAGGTAGGAACTTTACTAGGTCAAAGAGTACCAAACCTGAGAAAGAAAAAGAAGAGTGGAAAGAATCTGAAGCTTCTAAAAAGCGTAGAAAATTTCTTAGAATAGGTGCAGCTATAGCTGAAGCTGCTGGAGGCACAGATTACGCAAAAGAAGCAGCAGGCGGTGAGACAATTAACC